CTCGTTAAAGGTGCTGAAACATATGCTGGTGCTCTTGGTTCTCAAAGTGGTATTGCTGGTGTTCGTGGTGATTCTAATCAGACTATTGAGTGTTTCTGCGATGAAGAATCCATCGTTATGGGTGTTTTGATTATTACTCCTACGCCTGTGTATACTCAGCTGTTACCGAAACACTTTACTTATCGTGGTTTGCTTGATCATTACCAGCCTGAATTTAACCATATTGGTTTCCAACCGATATTGTACAAAGAAGTTTGCCCTATTCAGTCTTATAATCAAGATCCCGAAAGTTTGACTGAGACGTTTGGCTATAATCGTCCTTGGTATGAATATGTTCAGAAATATGACTCCGCACACGGCTTGTTCAGAACGAATTTAAGTAACTTCTTGATGCATCGTGTTTTCAACGAAAAGCCTCAGTTGTCTAAGTCGTTCTTGGTTATTGATCCGGCTCAGGTTACTGATGTGTTTGCTGTCACACAAGCTGACGATGGTACTGAATTGACCGATAAGATTTACGGACAAATTTATTTTGACTGTCAAGTTAAGTTACCTATCTCTCGTGTTGCTATTCCTCGTTTGGATTAGTATGTTGCTGACTATGCGCGCGCGCGATTTACGTGTGCGTGCAAATGTCAGTCCACGACGGTAGTCGCAAATCGTGTCCGTTTGTCCTTATCATTCTAAAATTACTCTTCCGTGGTCAAGCTAACGATAGCTTGCGGGATCGAACAACGTTGTTCGCCCTCGGAGAGTCGTGAGCGAAGCGGAAATTTAAAAATACTTTAATTTAATTATATTATGGCAAAGAGAAAACTTGTTGCTCAATTGAATCTTGTTAATTGTAAGGTTGTTGATAGTTTAGAGTTGGTTACTAAACCGAATCTTGCTATGACGCCTAAACAAGTTCAGGAACTTACCGATCGAGGTATCGCAGTTAGTCTGCCGAATGAGAAATCATTTCTCGATGGTTCTTCTTCTTCTAAGACTGACTGGTCTATCGATCCTATTTTTCGCAGAGATGCTGATATGTGTTCTATGTGGGAATTGTCCCGTGATTGTCAAGGTAGAATCTTGAAAGCGCAAAAAGCGGATAAAAAGGCGCACCCTGTTAAAGATTAATGTGGAATTTTATATCCTCTGCCATTGGTGCATTAGCTCAGAATGCTAATACTCAGAATGCTATTAATGCTAATAAGGAATCACAAGCGGAGAACCGTGAATGGAATCTTAACTTAGCTAAGATGCAGAATCAGTGGAGTATTGACCAATGGAATAGAGAGAATTCTTACAATTCACCTGCTGCTTATCGTGCTCGTTTGAAAGCAGCAGGTATGAATCCTGATCTTGCTTATGGTGGTGTTACTGGTCAATCCGCTGCTAGTCCTGCTATGACATCAGGACAGGGTTCTCAACCTGTTGATAATTCCTTGCTTGCTCAGAAGATGACTGCTATGAATATTGCCAGTGCTTCACTGGATAATAAACTTAAGGCTGCTCAGATTCAAGGAGTTAAAGAAGAGAATAAAGGTAAATCTCTGGACAATCGTCTTAAATCTCGTGAGGTATCTACTGAGGATGCTTTATCAATGCTTCTCGGATCATCTCTTGGTTCTGATACTCAAATGATGGCAAGTAAGTTGCCGTTTAGAGCATATCAGGAATACATGCATTTGGTTCGTGAGGAAACAGATCAGTCTAATGCTGTTGCTGATAATGATCTCAAATTGCTTGATAAACGTTCTAAACAGTTGGATAATTACATTAAGCAGGAATCCGCTCAATCTTTGATTGACGAGATTAAGCAGAAACTTCGTATTTCAAAGAATGAGGCTGAATTTTTGACAAAAACGTTAGCCCTTCGTATCCAAGGTTTTGCAGACGAACAAACTGTTAAGCGTTTTGATGCCATTATGTCTGATCCTGATCTTTTGGAACAATTGCCATCAGGATTTCCTGCTCTTGTTAAATTGTTACGTCTTATATTAGGTAAGTAAATATGGGGAGACCTTATGTCTCCCCTTTTTACGATTTATTTTAAAATCGGCGCTCTATAACTTGATAATGTATGAGCAACTGACACATGTTTGATTATCAACGACTTTGCTCGCGGTTGCGTATTGCCCTAAGTACTCCTTCTGTGAGCTAAAATATTATTATTATGAAACAAATCTTTTGTGAACATCCTGTTATTATTCGTAATCCTCAGTTAAAGGAACTTCTTATTACTCATCGTTGTTATACGGCACCTACTGGTGATCATTATATTTCTTTTGCTCAGGCTAACTATTTTAAGTATTGTTTTCCCGATTATCAGTTTTCTCCTCGTAGGTTTAAAGTTACTCTTGATAATATTGATCGGTTTAATGTTTTCAATGAAAAGACAGGTGAAGTCTTTCCTATGTTTATTCAAGTGCCTTGTGGTAAATGTGTTCTTTGCCGTGATAAAAAAGCACGTGAATGGTCTTTCCGTGCTACTTGTGAGAATGTCTTTTCTGAGAGTATTCCTCTTTTTTTAACGCTTACGTACAATAATGAAAATTTGCCTAAGCATGGTGTATTCAAAGAAGAAATTCAGCTCTTTTTAAAGCGTCTTCGGATATCTCTTGATCGTCTTCATTATAAGCATAATCTTCGTTACTTTGCTTGTGCTGAATATGGTTCTAAGTCTAAGCGTCCTCATTATCATATGTTGATTTGGAATTTTCCTCGTGAAGGATCGTTCTGTAATATTTGGAATGTCACTCACTTTATTGAAAAGTGTTGGTCTAAGATCGCAGGATATGATGGTAAGAAACCTATTTATTCTCCCATTGGTTATGTTTATACATTGCCTTGTGATAAAGGTGCTATCGGTTATGTAATGAAGTATATGCGTAAACAACCATATGTTCCTAAAGGTATGAATCCTATATTCTTTTTGTCCTCTCGTAAAGACGGTGGTTTAGGTGCTAAGTACGCTAAGCAATATATCGATTTTTACCGTAAGAATCCTCAGTGTTTGGATATTTCCGTTTGTGATCCTTATTCGGGAATGTCTACTACTATTTCTCTTCCTGATTACTTTAGACGTTTGTATTTCCCTGCCAAGTCTACTGCTGTCTCTAAAATTGTTCGTGACTCTCATAAAAAGCTTTGTGATTTGATTTCTAGACGGTATTCGATTCATGCTGTTGCTAATTATTTGGATAGACCTGTTATTTCTGATATTGAAAAAAAAGTACTTCGTAAATATTGGTTCTTATCTCCTCAGATATGTAAAAAGCCTCTTGGTAAACTGATTGATTATTACAGTGAGATACCTTACTCTGCTCTGGACGATATGTATGTCGCTAACGAAGTGGAAATTGCCTCTTTATGCCGTTATTTGATGCTCGAAAATATAGATGAAACGTGGTTTAAAATTAAGGATGAAATTATTCAAAAAAGGACTCGTTCATTAGATGCTAAATTTGGTTTTTTACCTGATATAGATTTAAAAGATGTTGTTTATCGTAAGATTAACGCTATAAAGCTTTCACAATTAAAAGAAATCATTTAGTTTTGTATCGTAATTAAAACACAGAGATATGGAAAAGAAAAGATTTTACAAAGTTATTCGTGCCTTTAAGCATAATGGTGAGATTCGTGAATTCCCGTTTACGTTACCTTACACTTTTGATGAAGCTTATGTTCTTGCTGTTGATTCTACTGATTTTTCTGTTTGGGATTTGATAGCCCTTGTTCCTTTTGAACCTATACGTTCTATTGCTGCTTATATTGTCACTTTTGAGGATAGAAAAGATACTCTTCTTTGTTCTTATTGTGTTGTTGCTGAAAATGGTATTAAAGCTATTGATGCCGCTATTAGTAATTTTGAGAATGATTACCATCACCGTGATATTGATGTTGTTGGATTAGAACGTTCTAAGGATTATGAAAAAGACTGGTTCTTATAATTGGATTTTGCGTATTGTAGATCATAATGGTGAACGTTATGAATTGAAGTTAGATTACACTCTTTCCAATATGCGTAAATTGATGCGTAGTATTCGTTCTCGTACTGGTGTTATATCTGTTCATTCTTTTAAGCAGTTTGAAAATATTTAATTGTTTTACGTAAAACATTTTATTAATATGGAAAAAGAACTATTAAAACTACCCTCTCTATTATGGAGAGGGCTACTTTGAAACCTATTACAGAAATTTGTTTAGGTGTATTTGATCGTCCCTCACAGTCTGAAAAGATTCGTGCGTCTCTTGTAGAAAGTAATCCTAAATTACTGTTTCTAGCTAAACATGAAGAATTAGTTCCACCTATTATCAGTGAAGATGAAAATAACTTCTAATCAGTGGATCGAGATTGTTAAACTTATCTCTACGTTTGTTATTGGTATTATTACTACTCTGTTTGTTCAGAGTTGTACTCTCTCGCTTAGCGTTGCTAAGAATAATAATAATGCTACTCAAAGGACGGAGCAAACAACTACGTCTTCGGTAGATAGTACTAAAATTCAGTTTAATCATTAGTTAATCGTTATTTATGGCGCAAAATGTTTTTGATGCTACTTTAGATGCGAATAATCAGATAAAGGTTAACACCTTTGACTGGTCGCATGCTAATAACCTGACTACTCAGATCGGTCGTGTTACTCCTATTTTTTGTGAGTTAGTTCCTTCTAAAAGTTCCGTTCGTATTAATCCTCGGATGGGCTTGCAGTTTATGCCTATGGTCTTTCCGGTTCAGACACGTATGAAAGCTCGTATCGCTTTCTTTAAGTATCCGCTTCGTGCCCTTTGGTCAGGATATCGTGATTTCGTAGGTAATTTCCGGCAGGATCTTGAAGAGCCTTACCTCAACTTGAACACCTCTTCTAAATTAAAGAAGATGGCTTCTACTGGTTCACTTGGTGATTATCTTGGTTTGCCTACAACTATCTTTGGCTCTTATGGCCAAGGCGGTGTTGCTTTTCTTAATACTGGTATCTTTCGGTGTCCTGGTAATAAAGCAGGTGGTGATCCTAATTATACTATGTTCGAATACTTGCCTATTCAGAATGTTGATCAGTACTACTCTTTTATTAGTAAATATGGAGCTACTGTTGATCCGCAATTAGGTACTGGTATTTTTATTCCTACTCCTGCTTCTGCTTCATCATCTAATTTCATTCAATTTGGATATAGCTTAACTAAAGCGAATGTTGACATTGATGATACCTTTAATACCTCTAAGCGTTTTTGTTTGAAGGTTAGTTATGACAATTTGACTAATCCTACTCAATCTTTAATTGATGCTTTCGTTAATAAGTTGGTTTGCTTTGCGGTTAAGAGAGATGATAATAATACTCGCTTTGACCTTCAGGTAACATCTGCTTTGTTCAATGCTAGAACGAACATGGTAGAGGTTTATTTTTCTTTGTCTGAAGAGTTTACTAAGTATGTGCCCGAACATATTGGTGAAACGTTTGATTTCCATGTTTATTATAACGTTATTGAATCCCTTGGCCGTAAGATTTCAGGGTCTACCACTTCTTGGATTTACACATTCCATCGTGATGTAGTTTTCTCTAATGAGCTTGATAAGATATCTTATGAGACATCTTCTGGTATTTCTTTTGCTACTCCGCAAGGTTTGAAGTTTTCTTATCAGTTCTTCGACTATGCTGACTCTCCTGCTAATCTTACGTTAGCTACTTCTCCGTATTACAGTTCTGTCGGTGATAATAACGATAAACAGGTAAAGATTTCCGCTTATGCGTTCCGCGCTTATGAAGGTATTTATAATGCTTATATTCGTGATAATCGTAATAATCCTTATTACGTTAACGGACAAGTTCAGTACAATCAGTGGATACCGACTTATGATGGTGGTCTAGATGATAATACCTACGAACTTCGTTATGCTAATTGGGAGCGTGATTTCCTGACTACTGCTGTTCAGTCTCCGCAGCAAGGTACCGCTCCTCTTGTTGGTATTACGACTTACACAGAAACCGTTAATGACGTTCTTGCCGACGGCACCGCTGTTACTCGTGAGTTGTCTAAACTTGCTCTTGTTGATGAAGATGGTAAGAAGTATGCTCTTTCTTGGGAATCTGATGGAGAAGCCTTAACAGGTGTTGAGTATATCGAACTTGATAACGGTGTTAAGATGCGTCAGCCTAGATCGCTCGTGGATGTTGCTATGTCAGGTATTTCTATCTCTGATCTCCGGAATGTTAATGCTTATCAGAAATTTTTGGAATTGAATATGCGCAAAGGCTATTCTTACCGTGATATTGTTGAAGGACGTTTCGACGTAAAAGTTCGTTACGATGAATTACTCATGCCTGAATTCTTCGGAGGTTTTACCCGTGATATTGATATGCATGCTATTAGTCAGTCTGTTGATCAGAACCTCGTTAAAGGTGCTGAAACATATGCTGGTGCTCTTGGTTCTCAAAGTGGTATTGCTGGTGTTCGTGGTGATTCTAATCAGACTATTGAGTGTTTCTGCGATGAAGAATCCATCGTTATGGGTGTTT